GCTCCCGGCTTCCTCTACGAGGATCGGCCCATCCATAACCATCGGGGAGTCCAAGGAGTCGCTGCAGCTGTCCTCTTCTGACAGGATTTCGGTACTCGGCGTAGAGCTGGATGTGGAGCCTTCCAGTCTCAGGGCATCGTTCGAGCTGTCCGATGACGTATCGGATTGTTCCTCCATCAACATGGGATTTGAGTTGAGTAAACCAAGTGCCGACGGACTGTTCAAGAGATTCTGATATAGGCTGTACGTCACCGACGTTAAACAGCGTATATATCCAATTTCGCGAAGTAGGATTGCGACGGGCAGGATTCGGAGCATTATGTTCCATGGTACGGTGTCACTGTCTCTGAGACAACGAGACTTAAAAAGCTATATAGCGGAACGAATTTCCATGCCAGGCGTAAATTCCTTCCTGCCAGGCGTAAATTCTTTCGTGACGAATTTTTTACCTCTTTTAGTCCGCTATGCCAAATTTTGCACGTGCCTCTTTACGAGTGAGGGACAATCTCCGATCAGCCAAGAAAGCAATGGCCCTGGGCAGATCCAGGGAGGCGCGGAGTTCTATTGTAGCTGCTGCAAGGGCAGCCAATGTTGGTCTAAGATTCGGGGGTTATGGAACAATCGGAAAGCAACGTCGTCGAATCAAACAGGAGGTAAAGTTCAAGGATCTAGCTAGTGCCAACTACGTTGCCAACACTACTGGTAGTGTTACTTTAATACCAGATGCCATCGCTCAGGGAGCTGGAGAATCAGCACGTATTGGTCGAGAGATTTGGCTCAAGTCAGTTGAAGTACGAGGAATGGTCGCATCAGATTCCACTACTACAATAGCTTCTGTTCGTATTCTACTGGTATGGGATAGACAACCCAACAAAGCATTAGCAGCTGTCACGGATATCCTCAACAGTGCACATCCCGATTCGTTCCTTAACGATCAGAACAAGGCTCGCTTCAAAGTGATACGTAACTGGTGGTTTGTATGCGAAGGAAACAACACTACTGCTGGCCAGCAAACTGGAAAAACAGCACACGACTTCAATCACTTTATCAAATTCAAGAAGCCCAAGAAGGTCACATACAGTACTGCTGGTACTGGTGCTATAGGAGACCTTAATACCGGAGCTTTACTGCTGGTAGTTGTAGGCAACAAGGCTGCTGGTACAGATGATGCAGCTCTTACAGCTGGATTCAGGACACGTTTCTTCGATTGAGGATGTTATCTTCCATTGAGGATGTTATCTTCCATTGAGGATGATTTCTCGAGTTTCTAGAGAAATTGCCCTGGCGGGCAATTTCTCAAGAAACACGAGAAATGGTTTAATAAATGATTTCCCAAGAAACACTGATTTCCCATCTTAATGCAAGATGAAGGATCTGACTACAATATTTCAATAAGTTAGGATTGGGATTTCCCAATGACGATTCATGGGACTTCCCGCCAAAATAGATTGCCTGGCGGCAATCTATTTAGGCGGGAATCCCATGAATGCTACAACAATAAAATTGCCCGTTCCGGATGTCTCCGTCACGGAGGTGAGGGGGTAATATTCGGCTGAGACAGCCGCCCCCTCACCTCTGAGGCATCCGCACCAACTTTTGCTAAAGATACCTGATCGGACTCGCATTCGCTCCGTTCTTTCCCTGCGGGGCTTTTCGCCTCTCGGCTTTTTGTTTTGCTAGTCCCACACAATGGCTAGCGCCCCTTCGGGGCCTATTCGGTGGGAGCCGGCTTCGCCCTCCCACCTCACCGGGGGCCTTCGCCGGCCCCCGCACCCCCTGCAATTCACTAACATGCCAACCAAGGATACTACACAATTCAAGATCAATCATCTATTGAAGATCAGCCAGGTTTGGCCCACACACAGGATGTCAAAATCACTGAGGATCAGGAGCTACAGGCGAGGATTCATTCATACAAATTGTCGAGGAAGGGTGCCTGCGCAATCTCTTCAACTGTGTAGGAGGAGGGCTTTCGGATCGTGAACGCTTTATACGCGGTGAACTCGAAGATGTGGGTAATGCGTCGTTCGAAGGCGTCATAATATTTCCCAGGATACCAATCGATGGGTGGGAGGTTGCTGGTGAAGATAAAACGCTTGGCGAGGATCCAATTGAACCCGTGCTTCTTAGGATACTGGACTGGTCTCCCATCAATAAGTTGGAGGAGAAAGGACCATGGAAGTTTTTCTTCTGAGGCGACGCCGTATTCGTCGAAGAGGATGGTTTCTTCTTCTTCGTATCCGTCTGACCAGTAAGCCTTTTCAGATGTAAAGGGCATTCTAAACAGTCCAGGGTAATTGTCGTAGGCCCAGGAGGTCTTCCCCGTGCCAGTGGGGCCGTATAACACAAACACTTCTTTCGCAGAGAACTCGTCGCTTGGTCGGGCATATTTCGCAGCAAGCGCTTCAACTCCTCTGGTATATCTGAGATATATGCCTGGACACTCTTCAACCACTCGCTTAATTCCACCGGCTTTGAGAGCATCGATGGCGGTATCCACAAAACTCCGTTTTGCATCGCCCACGTCAGTTGATCCGTATTGATAGGGGCCAACGACACGTGTTTCTTCCTTTGAGCAGTACGCGATAGCTTGCTCCCGGCTTCCTCTACGAGGATCGGCCCATCCATAACCATCGGGGAGTCCAAGGAGTCGCTGCAGCTGTCCTCTTCTGACAGGATTTCGGTACTCGGCGTAGAGCTGGATGTGGAGCCT